GCTACGTCAGCTGTAGATGCTGGATCTTCGCATATAGCGTAAAGTCTATCAGTCCAGGGCATATTTTCTAAAATAAGTGGAGGACTATCATGTTCAACTCTTATACCATAATTTGTTGTAGATACGTCAGAGTTACCAACTAGAACATGTTTGTTATTGCTAGTATTTGTTATAATGATTGTATAATGAGACTCAACACCATCTGCGATAGTTAGTTCTTGAGCCGTAGCATTTACAGTTAAATTCTTAACTCTGTACATGCAAATATTATACCCCATAAAAAGCAAAAAACCCAATCAGAGGCGGATCCGATTGGGCCTTGCTAGTGTATTGCTACACATTTTTATAGGGAGTCATGGTGGTGACTCAACCTACATCTATATTATAAAATAAACTATATTTTAAGTCAACTGCTTTGAGAAACTTTTTCTGCAATTTCTCCACTGGGCTTAGGGTACTCCATGATATAGCCATAGGCATCAATCTTGGCGTGTTCCTTTAGGTACTCTAGATATTCTGGCAGATTAGTTATTTCAGCTAGAAGCCAGGTGAGATCTTTGCATCTGACATGCTTCTTCTCATTTATAGTCCAGCATTTATATTTTTCATCTACATTAGGACATTCTTTTAAAATTTCCATAAGTCTAAAAACTACTTTATTTGCAAAGTCCATCGTTTCTTGACTATATGTCATTACGTTCATCCTTTGGTGTGAAGGCTGGATCTGGTCCTAAGAGATATCCTTGCTCATGATATGAAACCATCTTAGAAAGTTCTTCTGATCCCACGATCTTATTTGCTATAAGGCTTAGTAGATCATATATTCTTGATAGAATAATATAATTGACCATAGGAAGATTGTCTTCTATGCTTCCAGCGTCTTTTACTATTGCGCCATCTGGCAATTGTTCTTCATTCATTTATTTTCCCATCTGTATATGGATAAATTGTTGGAGTTTTCCACAAATTATTCATTCCGCTATCTTCTTGGGGTTTGGATTCTATTTCGATTCCTCCGCCGCACATACATTTACCACATTCACATTTGTCCATTTTTTACCTCCTGAATCTTATGCTCTATTTTATCATATAGGGCAAGTCCTATGTTTGTTTTATAATTACAAGATAGGCAATATAGGTATATATTTTCTTCGAGGTCCTCATTGCAAAAAAGAAGGCCCTGATCCATTGGACATTCCAATTTAGGAACAAGGCCATCTTCTGCAAGAGTTAAATATTTGGACACTACTTGTATCCTCAATTTAGCTCCTAACTACTTTGGAAACTTGCTGACTAGCTGTTTAGCTTTATATACAGAATTTGGCCACGAAGACCAATCTGTTCCGCCTTTAGTCATATAATACGTTATCTCTGCGTTAATTACTGGATCAAATAAAAGTACATTTGATCTTAGGTCGAATTTCTCTTTACGATCATCGCCAAGGTTTCCCAGCATATTGATCTGAAAAATTCCGTAGGAACTGTCTCCAGTATTCCTGTTACCGTTGTACGCCATAGGTCGTCCGTTAGACTCCGCTTTGGCAATACCCCAAGCCATTTTAAGGGCCTGTCCTTCAAATCCCACAGCCTTGAGTAGTTTTACTAACTCTTTATCTGTAAGCATCTGTGAAGGTTTGTACACAGTGTTGCTGAATTTTTCCAGCGTATTTTCATTCAGTTGTGCTTGTTGTGCTTTTGAGATCTCTGGTTTTACAATCAGAGCCTCTGCTGGCGTCATTGGTGACGGCTGGACTCCGAACAGGAATAATGTTATCATTCCTATAGCGGACCAACTATGAGCAACATCGCTCAGCTTTTGTTTGATATTCTCCATTGGCATTTCCTCCTTTAGAGATAACGAACTACTATAGTATCATTGGCGGTAAGTTACTGTCAAGCCAGTTGACCAGAAAAAAATTATGAATATTTCTTATTATACGATAAAAGCAGGGCTCAATCCAGCAGTAGGATTTGGTTACGCTGGCAAAAACATAGTTAAATCTTTAAATAACTTAGGACACGTAGTTAAATATGCAGATCCTAAATCTCAAGTTCAATTAAACTTTACTCAGCCACAACATTTTAAATTTCACAAGGGGCAATACCAAATAGGATATACTCCGTGGGAATCAACTTCTATGCGCCCAGATTGGGTAGAAACATTTAATATGGCAGACGAAGTATGGGCAACTTCTGATTGGGTTGCAAAAGTTTTTGAAAAAAATGGTATAACTAAACCGATATATGTTTATCCACATGGCATAGAGGAATTTTGGAAACCTAAAAAAAGAATTTTAAAAGAAGGACAGCCTTTAAAGTTTTTACACATAGGAGAACCGTCCCCAAGAAAAGATGGACAACTAGTTGCTGAAGTATTCGGTAAGTTGTTTGGCAATAACCCAGAATATCAACTTACTATAAAGGCTCATAAATTTTCTACTATTAGAGTCTATAATGATCGTAATGAATTGGTTGGCCCACAAGAAAAATATAACAACATAAAACTAATTACAGAAGAGTATCCAGAGTCAATGCTTGTTAGTTTATATCATTCACATCATGTTTTGCTTTATCCAAGCTGGGGAGAAGGATTTGGTTTTATTCCACTACAAGGATTGGCAACAGGCATGCCAGTTATAAGTACTTACGATTGGGCACATTACGATAAATATATTGGTCCTTTAAGATTAAACTCTAAACTAACAGATGAGAGATTGCCAAAATCAGTTGGAGATGAGTATATTGGTAAAATGTATAAACCAGACAGAATGCATTTAGAAGATCAAATGGTTGAGGCTGCTGTAAACTTTAAGGCATACTCAGGTTATTATTTTGCCCAGTCAACTAAGATTCATGAAGAATATAACTGGGATCAGTTGACCAAGAAAGCATTTAGTCATTTAGTAGAAAAATTTTCTTAACCCCTTCCGCTACTAAATATTTTTTGGTAGAATTGGAACCTATTCATTTTTAAATTAACCGCAAGGCGGAGAAAAGGTATATATGTCAAAAGTTATTGAAAACCCATATGAGAATTTTATTGCATTGTCTCGATATGCAAGATGGATGCCAGAAGACAATCGTCGTGAAACATGGGGAGAAACTGTAGACAGATATTTTAAGTTTATGATCTCTCATCTTGAGTCGTTTAACTACTTCCCAGACAAAAAGCTTGTAGAAGAATTAAAGCAGGCTGTGTATGATAGAAACGTTATGCCATCAATGCGAGCAGTAATGACCGCAGGTGCTGCTCTGGACAGAGACCATGTTGCAGGGTATAACTGCTCATTCGTACCAGTAGATAATCCAAGATCATTTGACGAAACTATGTATATCTTGATGTGCGGAACAGGTGTCGGGTTCTCTGTTGAATACAAGTATGTTAATAAGCTTCCTGCCGTCCCAGAGACATTTGAAAAATCCACGACAACAATTGTTGTTGAAGATTCAAAGACTGGTTGGGCAAAAGCATATCGTGAACTTCTTGCAATGCTATGGGCTGGGCAGATTCCAGCAATTGATGTTAACAAGCTAAGACCAGCGGGAGCTCGTCTTAAGACAATGGGTGGACGCTCCTCTGGTCCTCAACCATTAATTAACCTTTTTGATTTTACAATTGCAAAATTTAAAGTTGCAGCAGGCCGTCAGTTGAAGCCTATTGAAGCTCACGATATAATGTGTAAGATCGGTGAGGTAGTTGTAGTTGGCGGAGTACGAAGATCAGCTATGATTTCTCTGTCTAATATTAATGATATTGAGATGGCGGCAGCAAAATCAGGTAACTGGTGGGAAAACAATTCGCAACGAGCCCTTTCAAATAATTCAGTTGCGTATTCTCGTAAACCAGAGATGGAACAGTTTATTGCAGAATGGAAAAATTTATATGACTCAAAATCTGGTGAGCGTGGCATATACAATGTTGCCGCTGCTCAAAAGCAAGCAGCAAGATGGGGACGTAGAGACCCTGAAATCCATTATGGAACTAACCCCTGCTCAGAAATTATCCTTAGACCTTATCAGTTCTGTAATCTATCCGAAGTTGTAATTCGAGAGAGCGATACTCGTAAGACTGTAGCAGAAAAAGTAAGATTAGCCACCATCCTAGGGACATGGCAATCCACTCTTACAGACTTTAAGTATCTTCGTAAAATTTGGAAAGATAACACAGAAGAAGAACGACTACTAGGAGTTTCTTTAACAGGTCAGTTTGGCAATAAGTTCTTCTCTGGTAAAGAGAATCTTGATGAATTAGGAAAGACTTTAGAAAATCTTCGTGAGTACGCTAGAGAAACAAATAAGTCGGAAGCAGCAAAAATTGGAATCAACGAGTCTGCTGCTATAACATGCGTTAAGCCATCTGGCACTGTATCGCAATTAGTTGGAGTCTCTTCTGGAATGCATGCATGGCATTCAGACTATTATATTCGTACAGTTCGTGGAGATAAGAAAGATCCTTTATCAACATTTCTAAAAGAAGTTGGAATTCCAGTTGAAGATGACTTCATGAAGCCAAACGATACATATGTATTTTCTTTTCCAGTAAAAGCACCAGAAGGAGCAATTACAAGAAATGACCTTACTGCTATTGATCACTTGAATACATGGCTTGTATATCAAAGAGCATGGTGCGAACATAAACCATCGATTACGGTATCTGTAAAAGAGGAAGAATGGATGGAAGTTGGTGCATGGGTTTATAAGCATTTTGACGAAGTGTCAGGAATTTCATTCCTACCCCACTCGGATCATTCTTATAAGCAGGCACCTTATCAAGAGGTAACAGAAACAGAGTATCTTGAGCTTCTTGCAAAGATGCCGTCAAATATTCGTTGGGAAGATTTGTCTTTCTACGAAACGGAAGACGGTACAAGCGGCACACAGACCCTAGCATGCACATCGGACGGAAATTGTGAGATTGTAGACATTTCTGCTTAAAGGGTATATAATAGAATTGGGTTAACACCCAAAATTCCTGGGCACCGTGCCCAGAAATAGGAGGTCTTTATGAAAGAAGATCTAAACAATGATGGGAAAGTAACAATGCAAGAAAAAATTCTAGCAGCGTTAGCAAGCTATGGTCGCCATTTCCTTGGCGCCGCCATCGCTCTATACATGACTGGTAACACAGACCCAGGAGATTTAATTAAGGGCGGAATTGCGGCATGCTTGCCAGTAATTCTTAAAGCATTAAATCCAAACGAGCCGTCTTTCGGCTTCACCAAGAAGGCATAATTTAATAACTGATTAGGACGACTCCTGTGCTAAAATGGGCATAGGAGTTTTCCTATTTTAGGAGATTTATGGCTGGCCAGAAGAATTGGGAAGTAGATCAAAACACTACGTTTAGTTTTGTCGTTCAATACAAAGATAACACAGGTGTTCCAGTTTCATTGGTTGGCGCTTCTGCAAAAATGCAAGTACGAGATACAAAGGGCGGATCAAAACTAGCCTTTACCTTGACTAACCAACCTTCTGGCGGAATCAATATAGACGGAGCATTAGGCAAACTAACCATAGTGATGAGTCCAACTCAAACAAATAAGCTTTTTTATCCAAAGTCTTCTTATGACATAATGGTGACAGACAGCAATGGCAATAAAACAAAATTAGTAGAAGGGTTTATAACCCTAAGCAGGTCGGTGACTATTTAATGGCAAACAATACAGTAGTAATTACTGAGCAAATTAATAAGGTCGAAGTTGCTACCCCAGGACCACAAGGACCAAGAGGTAAAACCATCCTTAATGGAGTTGGTGTTCCTCCTGAAGATTTGGGAGTAGAGGGTGACTTCTATTATGACAAAGCCACAACCATGTTTTATGGACCAAAGCAGTCCGACTACACCTGGATAGGAGTCGTATCCTACCCCCTACAGCAGCTACCAACAGAGTTCTCAAAAGAAATAAGCTGGTCCCTGCCACAGGTCACAGGACCAATCGCAGGAGTATATTCAGTAGTAATAAACCACAATTTAGGATTTAAACCAAACGTAACTATAAAGAATAGTGCTGGGGATGTATTAGAAACAGGAATAGACTATAATAGTAACGATACTTTAACACTGACGATGGCCCAGCCATTTTCAGGGACAGCATATCTGTCCTAAAAGGAGTGAAACATGGCAAGAAAATTTGTAGTTAGTTTAGATCTACTACAGAATGAGCTACTCAATGCAAGAATTCAAAATTTGGGTACCGCTCCTTCAGCACCAGTCGAAGGTCAAATTTATTATAATAACACTGGTGGAAATAAGACTCTTTATTTCTGGAACGGCACAGAGTGGATTCCTACATCAGGCTCAGTTGAAGTAATCACAGATACAATTGGTACTTATGTCAAAGGTGGCGTAGGTTTAACCGCAACATTTAATGATACAACAAACGAAACAACTTTAGATTTAGACAATACAGCGGTCACAGCTGGAACCTATGGATCACAGACAAAAATCCCAACATTTACTGTTGATGCACAAGGTCGTTTAACATCAGCTTCTGAACAAGATGTAGCAACAAATCTTGACATAGTATCAGACGCAGGTACAGGTGAAATTGATCTTCTTACAGAGCAACTAACAGTTGCAGGCGGAGAAGGAATTGATACATCAATTTCTGGCAATACAATTACAATTGCTGGAGAAGATGCAAGCACAACAAACAAAGGTATTGCTTCGTTTAATGCTGATGATTTTAATGTAACAGCTGGAGCAGTAGAACTAGAAGATACAGTTATCAAGTCTGTAACAACAGATGACGGATCTCTAACACCTTCTGGACATGGCATTTCAATTCTTGGCGGAGAAGGAATTGATGTAACTCACTCTGGAGCATCAATTACAGTAAAAGGAGAAGATGCTTCTTCTACCAATAAAGGTATTGCAAGTTTCGACTCAACAGACTTTTCCGTATCTAATGGAAATGTAACTTTAAGCGAAGACAGAGTCGAAGATATCGTAGATGGTCTTATCGTTGCTGGAACTGGTATAGATAAGGTTTATAACGATGTAGACGGCACACTAACTCTCGATATAGACTCTACAGTAGTAACAAAAGATGATCAGCAAACATTAACAAATAAGATTTTAGGTACAAATGTTGACTTAGGTGCAAACCTAGATGCTGGTAATTATAAGATTACAAATCTTGCTACCCCAGTAGATGCACAAGATGCAGCAAACAAAGCATACGTAGATGCAGTAGCAGAAGGATTGCATGTACACGAGGCAGCAAAGGTTCTTGTTAATACAAATATTGACATTGCAACAGATCTTGAAGCTGGCGATGTAATTGATGGCGTAACTTTAGTGGCAGGACATAGAGTTCTTGTAAATGGTCAAACAAATCAAGCTCAAAACGGAATTTATGTTGTTCAGGCATCAGGAGCAGCGGTTCGTGCAGCAGATTTTGATTCACCAGCTGAAGTAAAGTCTGGAGACTTTATATTTGTATCATCAGGAACTGTATATGCAAATACTGGCTGGGTTCAAACTAACT